AATCTGCTTCATCTTCTACTCCTTCTTCTACACTTACACCGTTTAGGACTAACCCCTTTTCTTTTGCCAGTGCCTGCTCATAAGCTAACTGGTCAAAAACGTCCTCAATATCACCACCCTGTTCAGCAATAACTTCACTATGGGTTTTAAGTCCAGCATTAATTGCCTCAATGCTAGCTTTTATATCCTTTAATGGATCAACCCAATTCCAGCTTTTAGCTTGCCAGCGAACCGCCATTAATGCCTCAAACATAGTCATATCTTGGCCAACTGAATTAGTCAGTAGTTGCATTGACAACCACTTTTCATACACAGGCATCATAAAATGCTGAATCATCCAATTTTGTTTAACTCGCCACTGATCACGCTCTTCTATCGTGCCAGACCTGATTGATGAATAACTAACACCCTCCAGATCTGACGATAGGGAGTTGTATGCCACTCCGAGGCCACTTGCTATACCGCGTAAAATTGCTTTATTAAAATCTTTAAATGCACTGGTTGGATGGGTTGGATCAAAAGCTGTAAAACTTGTGCCAGCCGGTAACTGTTCAAAAATACCTGCCTCTGCTTCAGTTATTAAATTACCCTGCTCATCTTCTTCACCAATAAAGCTATCACCAGCCTCAGAAGTATAAAAACCCATCTTGCAAGCGCCAACACGAGCTGCCACTAACTCAGCTTCTTCGTAAGCACCCAACATTTGAAGGCGCGACATAGCGCTGGCCATCCAACTTGCCCCTCTAATCTGCTCCGGTCTTTCACCAATAAAAGCATGAATAATATTTTCTGCTGGAACGCGCTCAGTGCGTTGGCTGACACTAATTTGGTTGTCAAGATTATTAACCAGATGATAGGCAACTGGCCTGCCGGTCACATCAAATTCAATTCCCATTTTGATAACCACGCCATTACCCAAGTCTTTATTAAGGTTTTCATCAAGGCGGTTAACATCTAAAAATTGCAATTTAAAACCGAACTTAGATTCATCGCGTATTAGGCGCACCAAAACCTCACCATCACGCGCCGCGCTTTCAATAAATAACCTCTGCATTTCAACAAAAGAAAGGCGGCTATCCCACGCACAATTGCGAGCGTTAGACCACTCATTCCAACCTTGCTCAACTTGGCGGTTGGCTTTAATGTTTAATTTACCTTTGGTGGTTTTGGATTTAACCTGCAAAATAATGCCGTTTGATCCAACTACATTACTGACCACCATTTGCATATATTTGCGTGCGTAATCATTATTAATACTTAAATCTCTCGCCCTTGCACGTAAAACTTTGCCGCCAGCCTGTAAATCTTTGTTGATGGACTGCTGTGTGGTTGTCCAACTTGAGGTTAAACGGTCTATTTTTGCCGCTTGATATTGACGGCGGATTGTTTTTTTTACTGGTTTAGCTTTTTTAAATGGATTTAAATTCATGCGCGTACCTTAATAATGCCGCTATGGCCTAAATTATTTTTAATTCGCTCTGCCCTTACCTCTTGTACATACATGGCCTTATAGCGATCACGTAATATAAGTAAATCGGGGATTGATGTTCTGGACAATGAACGCCCTTGTATTGAATAATTTTCTTGGTCTTTTGATGCGCGTCCCTCAATCACACTTTCGATAGCATCCAAAACTTTTTTAACGTGGCCGCGTGGATCAGATGTCGCAACATCGCGGTTAACTAAAATTTCCCAAGTGCCGCTATCAACAGTAATACGCTCACTGTCACTGGTTCTTATTATGTAGGCTTGCCAATGGTAAATGCCTGCGGTGTATGCGGCTGATGTTGATTGTCCAACTTCTACAATGTAGTCTGATCCAGATTCAGATGCAGTGATTTCAATTTCTGTTGCACCACTATTTTCTAAACGTGCTGAGTATTTAAGGCTGTAGGATGCAGGCGCATAATCCGTACCTAAATCAGTACGTTTCCAAGCGGCTCTATCGCCGGCAATTATTTGTAAGGGTTCAGTTTCGGAATAGTTAGTAGAATCAAATAGGTTTGCCATTGAATATCCCGAAGAGTGTTGACCTTTATTGTCGTAACCATTTTGAGAATGTCAATATTGATTTTTAAAAAAAATTAATACCTAGCAACAAAACCAGCGCTTTTCCTTTTGCGACGAGGATTTTGAGCGGTTTTCTTTTTAACTTTATGCGTTTTTTCGCCGGTTTTTGCCGGTTTTTTACCTTTTTCATCCAGCTTTTGCACGTTATTTTCAAACAAATCAGCGGTAATTGGCTGCACAATTTCCTCAAGGCGCGACCAATCACGCTCACTAAATTTGTTCATCCCCAAGTGATAAGCAGCGGCGAGCGCATAAACCGTACAGTCCAGCACTTCATTGCGCTTATGTGAGGGTTTAACCCACTCTTGAATGGGGTGACCTTTGTGGTAACGCGTTATTAATTTCTCAGCAGTGATCTGTGCGTAGAACTCATCTGGTAAATCTTTAGAAAAATGGATTGATCCAGCCGCGCCACTCTCAATACCAAAGCGACCGTATAGCACTCCTTTGGCGGTGTCCGTACCCACCGGCCACAACTGTACGCCGCCCTTGATAGTTTTACCGCGCATTGATATATCTTGGTTGGTTGGCCTGCCAATCACTGGACGATTTCTAGTTGACTGACCTTTTATAGCGATAACATGGCGGTGCTTTCTAAGCCGACAAAAATCGTAGACTTTTTGGGTATGATGTCCGCCGGTATCAATTGCAACCGCACTTATTTTTACAACTGAGCCACTTGTATGTTGTATTTCTTTTTCCAAATATTCATCCAACTCCTCCCATAAATCATCGCTTGCCGGATCGCCAAAAAATATTTGATAATCAATTACCCAACTTTCCTCACCTTTACCGTATGCCCATATCACAGCTTCCAAACGGTTGTCCTGTACATCAACACCACAGGTTACAACTAATGCGCCCATTGGTAAAACGCGAAGTGAATATGGCTCTGCTGTTTTTTGTAAATCGTGCATATCCACGCGATTAGCCTCTTCATCCCAGCACTCGCCCAGCGCAGTATTAATAAAGGTTTTTAAAAGGTGTGGATCAGCTTGCGCCTCTAAAAATTTTTGCACCATAGATGCCCATGTTTCCCACGGACTATAAAGGCTAGATATATGGTATGAGCGGCGCTTATCCCTAACATTATTTTCCGGCTTGGTGGCCACCCACTTGCCTGCGGCAAGCATCTCTGTTTTAAAGGATTCATCAATAACGCCTGCACAATGTGGACAGGCATAATAAGCAGTTTCTGGTAAGTGCTGTTTGTTCTCGTCCTTATCCCATTTAATATTAGTAAAAATCAACTCATCCATTGTTTTGCAGTGCGGACAAGGTACGTGGTACTTACGTTGATCTGCTTTTAAAAATTCACGCTCTACACGACTCACATCTTTAACCGTTGGTGTTGATCCAATTAAAACCTTGCGCCTAGCAAATGTTTTAGTTCGGTTAACAGCGAGTTCGATTGGATCACCCTCATTATCTACATCATAAGGGTAAGCATCCACCTCATCCAACAGCAAATAACGCACCGGCACACTACGTAGATCAGCGGCACTGTTAGCACCAGCAATAAACATAACCCCACCATCAAATGCTTTTGAAGTGGTAGTGTTGCCGCTATCCCTAGCACGCGGATCCGCAACCAGACCTTTAAGCACCGGCATATCTGAAATCATTGTTGCTAGTCGTTGTTTTGAGTAGCGCTTGGCGAGGTTTTGTGTCGGTTGCACCATCATTACCGGCGCTGGTGCGCGATGCACAATATAACCAATCATATTGGTTAGCGCCTCTGTAAAACCAAGTTGCGCGCCTTTCATAATGGTTACAAATTCACAGCGATTTGACGGTGAGAAAGCATCCATAATTTCACGTAAATATGGTGTGCGGCTGGTACGCCACTTGCCAGATTCAGCGGCATAGGTTTGGTTAAGTATGCGGTACTCATCTGCCCATTTACTCATAGGCTCAACAGGATCGGGTTTTAAGCCAGCCAGTATAGCTTCAATTGCTAGGCGCTCACCATCAACTTGGGTTTTCGGTATCTCTATCTCGTTCATCATTATTAACTTCCGGCAATAATTCATTCCATGCCTTATCCATATCCCCTAATACCTGCATAATTTCACCATCAATCAACTCATGTATATCGTGCTGGTCACTCATACCTGCAATTGGCATAGATATGCGGTCTGGTATTGTTTGAACTGAGTTTCTTACCGAACGTGCGGCACTAAAAATAGTGCGCCTTACATCATCAGTTCGCACCAGATCGCCGCGCATTTCATAATCAGTCATCTCGGCGATATTTGCCTGTGCAGATACTAGGCGTGTTTTCTCAGTATGCTGGTCAGTATTAGCAACGCCACCAAATGCTCGCTCGCGTAAAAATTTAACATACCCTTGAACGCTTTGAACAAGATCATACTCACCGCGTGCGTGTTTTGGAATAACACCGTCTGTTACTAATTGCTGACATCTTCTTTCTGAGAGCATTAACAGTTTGGATATGGTTTCCAGTGAGTAGGTTTGTTCAGCCATCGAATACTCCGCCGTTAACATGAACTGCTTGTTTGCCGGTAAAGTCCTGCCAGCGTTTGATGATCACGTCACAGTATTTAGGATCAAGCTCCATTGACATATTTTTTCGAGCGCTTTTTTCACAAGCAATCAGCGTTGATCCGGAGCCACCAAACAGATCAAGAACATAATTATTTGCTTTGCTGCTGTTTCTAATCGCGCGCTCAACCAGCTCGACCGGCTTGGTGGTTGGATGCAGGTCAGATCTTGACGGTCTATCTATATCCCAAACGTCACTCTGCTTCCTATCCTCGAGTGGACACAATCTCGCCTCGCCGGATAGCCAGCCGTACCAGATTGGCTCGTATTTTGTATGGTAATCTTTTCTGGATAACACAAGACTGCTTTTATTCCAAATGATCGTACTGCTCCAATGGTAGTCGTTCATTGAAAGTGTGAGCATCATATTGCCCCACTCCTGTGCCGACATAACCACATAGGTTGGACAGCCTAGTTTTGAATGCGCGGCCATTTGCTTAAACGTTGAGTCCATGAAGGTTTTAAAATCTTCAGTACCCATAAAGTCATTTAGAATTGTTCTAGGTTTATATCCTTGAGCATTTGAACCATCTACAGCTCCGTAGTTCACATTCCAAGGCGGATCAGTAAAAATCATGTCAGCTAAATTTTGATCCATCAACTGATCAACATCACTTTGACTTGTTGAATCACCACACATCAATCGGTGATTACCCAGCACCCAAATGTCACCGAGTTTGGTTAAAGGATCGTCGACCAGTTCTGGTACGTCATCTTCATCGGTTAGTCCAGCGTCAATATGCTCATCAATAACTAAGTCGTTTAACTCATCGGGATCAAATCCTATTAGTGATAAATCAAAGCCTAGTGACTCTAATGCGTTTAACTCAAGTTTTAATAAATCCTCATCCCAGCCAGCATTAAGAGCCAGTTTATTATCGGCGATCACGTAGGCGCGGCGCTGATCATCTGTTAAGTGATCAAGCACGATGCAAGGGATCTTTTCCATTGGTATTTTTTTAGCCGCCGCCAAGCGACCATGTCCGGCGATGATCTGTCGCTCACCATCAATCAATAATGGATTGGTAAAACCAAATTCATTAATGGAGTTTACTAATTGATCGACCTGCTCGTCACTATGGGTACGGGTGTTGTTTTCATATCCCTGTAACTCTTCTGTGTTGATGTATTCTATATTCATACGAAACGAAATGCTATGTAAATTGCTGTAACTAAAAAAATAGAGGGCACGCGTATAACC